TCCATTTCTGCAGGATGGCGGCCATCCCATCAGTCTGCTGCTGACTTAACCGGCCGTTAAAAAACTCGGTTCTAACATTCTTGTAGAATACATATAGATTCATTACTTCAGCGTTTTTTTGTAGGAGCGAAGCTCTTTTTCGTATGCCTCGATTTTCTTTCTGAGCATAATGATCTCCTTCTTGTCTCTTCCAGCTTGTTCCTCGAATTCAGCAATTCTTGTTCTTGCTGATTGAAGTTGATTCTTCAGTTCAACAATCTGCTGGCTCATATCAGTCAACTTCGCGTTGAAGTCAGTGACAAACTTGTCATATGCACCTTGCATTCCCTGGAGAGCGTCTGCTTCACTTTGCTTTTGTTCAGCAATCCGCTTTCTCCTTTCAACAAAAAAGGCCAACAACCCCGTTATACCGGTTAGGAAGCCTAAGAAGTTGTTCATAAAGATGTCAATCCATTCTAATCCCATACCAATTAATCATTTCATGTAAAATATATTATTGCCCGGCATTTCTAAATGGCAAGTCCGGCTATTCTCGCGAACGACCGGACTCATATTAACTATTAAATCTATAAAGTGTACTATCTTAAAATATAGATTCCAACGCAATTACTTCACAAATGATCCTACATCGTGATACATCTTAACCCTGTTTGTTTTTGTTGGATCGTCCCAGTCCGGGAGTTCTATCCATTCATACTCTCCGTGAGCATCTTCCCCTTCTGTCTCTTCCCGGTTGCGCTCGCGCCACATGAAGCCGTATTCCGTCAGCATCGAGTGAACAAGCGAAAGGCTCATATCCATTACTTCATTTGGGTGGATACCGAATGCTTCTTGAACATTCACAAGAAACATCACTGAGCTGATGGGCTTGTCGAGTAGCTTTCGAGATTTTTTTGAGCGGCTATTATCTCCGCTTCCGTCATTGGGCTCACGCTCTGAAGAGTCGTGATAGAGTTGATAAAAGGGTTGAACCCTATTCGAAAGAGTATAGCATTGAGTAGGACGTAGACATCCTCCCAGGTGCAATTGTCTTTCAATGTTTCTTTGAACCACTCTGGAGGATCACTCTTCTTGTTGTGGATCCCGACACAAATGATATCGAACAACAAGGCATCATATTTTGATATGATCTCCATGATCTCGGCATCCGGTGTTCGATCTTCCTTCTCAATCAACCTATCCAGATCGGCAGGATCAATGGCCATGATCATTGGTTTGAGTTTAAACCAGGTGCGAACAGTTATTGGTGTGATCACAATTACCTCTCCTGGATCCTTCCCTTTCGGTATGCTGTCACGCACATTGAAATCGAATGCGATCTTGACCGGCTTCTCTGTAACCGTATCGCTTTCGAGCTGTAGGTAATGTTTTATCGGCATCTTTTTGAATTAAAATATAAAAAAGCCCGGAGCAATCGCCCCGGGCCAACGAGAGAGAGAAATGGTATTAAGGAACAGCCACAACCTTACGAGAGAAAGCATGCCCCTTTACTCCGGCAGCAGAGATAGCAGCCTGCTTGTAGAAGCGGACCATCAAGAGCTCGACATTGTCGGTCGTAGGGGCCTGTGAAATCTTTGCAAGCACTCTTGCATTGACGATAGTGTAAACAACTTTCAATCCATTCCGGGGAACGGTTTCACACTGGTAGGTGTAATTGATGTCAGGGACACCCTCGAACGGCTCCTGCCATTCGTCATTCGGGGAGCCCTCGGTTCCTTTTTCATGCACACCACCGGCCAGCTTCTGGATAGTAGCGTTGTCAGGAGTTGGAATTGACAGTTCGATGAAGTCGGTGGTATCTTTCACAAATGCGCTGTACAGGGGATCAAGAGATCCTTCAAGGTCAACACGCACCTCACTGGGGTCAGAGAAGTTGAATGCGACCGCATTTTTTTGCGGTTGCGGCAGATCTTCAAAACTTGTGCCGGGTACTCCGTCACCTGGGGTTGCGACGCTATGCTTCGCGATACCCATCGCAATAGGTCTTTGTTCAGCCATAATCTTCGATATTTTTTTCTGTTTCGATAATTACTTTTATGTTCATGCAATCGAAGCCTTCTTTGGCTCCTTTAAGGCGATTGCTGCCCTCAATTATAATACTTCGATATTGTCCTCCAATGGGATTTATTTTTTTCAGTTCTGTTCGAACTTTTTCAACGGCTTCTTTCATCACAGATCGTTTAGGCATTCCATTTGGAGACAGCTGGACGAAGATGTTCACATTTACCGGCAGAACATTATTCCAATCGAGAAGATTGTAATCGAGCATGCCTATCACGATATGGTTTTCTTTCACACCAGTTATTGACCAATCCTTGTAGATCGTCATTCCAGTACCTGCTGCTGCCACATAGTCGTGGACCAAATCAATGATGTCAAACTCATTCATGCTGCTCGTTCAAATACTGCTTTAATCGATGCCTTCATCCAAGCTTCTGTCTTAATGTTCGCGCCAGTGATCACATCCTTGCTTTCCATCGCTTCCACATACACAGCATACTCCATACCGGCCACACCGATAAGCACTAAACCTGTATTGTGTGTGTTTGCGAGTTCACGTGCAAGCTTCTCCGCTTTGTTAACACCCTCCGAACCTTCGGTTCCAACATCCTGCTTTTTGAAGTTTCTGGATGCGATTTTACCGTTTTTGACTATCACGTAGCCAATGGATGATCGAAGGTTGCCGGTATGGTCGATGTATCTCCCACTCTCACGAGCATAACGGACAAACATCTCTCCGGCTGCCTGAAGAAGCGTGTACATCTTTTCTTCCGCCTTATCAGTGAAGATATCAACCCACTTGTTGATGTCTCTTTGATTGAATAGGGGGGTGAAACCGGCCTTGCTCATACTGATATCAAACTATGGGTTTGGTACGGCCACCAACATATGATCGATCTCTTAATACCCAGCGAAGGTACCTCAAGCGTCAAAGCCCCTGGCACCACTGGGTGTTTGGTGTAGAATTCACCTCTAACCACAACTTCATCCCCTTGCGGATTCACGCGAATAACATTACTTGTGTTCACAGGATCATAGCGCCCTATGATCTCAACAGATATTGGAGTGCCCTCTACCCATTCGCCGCCCACGAGGCTTCCGCCTGTTTCTCCGGTGATAATTGCGATATGAGGGTATCTCTTTACCATCTGTTGTTTGCTTTACCCATTGGAACTGAAATCTTCTTTCCCAGGTTATTCGCTTTTGCTGGCTCACCGTTTTCCCGATACAACATGCTTGCAGTATTGAGGTAATGAGCCCTCGGATAGCTTACAGACAGTTTGTTTTCGGTGAAATCAGGAGTATTGACAAAGGCGGCCAGCGCATCAGCGATGGCGAGACTGACAGTCTTATTCTCTACCGAACCCAGCTCAGCCGCCCCATTCAGGGAGCGGCTGGCCAGTATCACGGTCAGATACCCTTGCGGGAAATCTGCCAGTCCAGGGAAGGATAATATCGTTTCTTGAACAGTCATTTTACTTGTCAGTTGCTTCAGTGTCTTCAGCTACATTCCAAGCAACACCATCGGCCTTCAGGATGTACATTGCCTCCGGATCGTTCACCACAGGGATGGCATTGGCTTCCGCCTTGGTCCATTCCTTGAACGGTTCCAGTTCCGACCACTTCGAGATAAAGACGAAGTCTTTCTTCACGGTTGTGGCCAGCTTCTTGTACTCCTCTGAGTTTTCAGCCGCAATCGGGCCATGCTGGATATCTCCGACTTTCAAATCTTCCAGGAAGGTAACACGGTTAGCCTCCCAGGGATTGACAGTGACTCTGTTGTGAGCGTTGTCCTCGATACGAACCGAAGGATCCACAACAACAATCTGAACGGGTTTTTCCTGGGCCGCCAGATAATCATTGATCACCTGTTTTGTCACGGTCAGCTTGGTGGTGTTGTTCACCCATCCTTTCAGCTTGTCGATAGTCGATTTCTGCTTTTTCAGCAGAGAGAATGTATCGGACCGCATGATCACATACTTGATGGTCACACCATCGGCAGCAGCAGCTACAATAACATCCTCGATGTCCTGCAAGCCATCGGCCGTTGCAGAGGTAGCCCAGTCAGTGGCAGCGACCTTCTTGTTCGCGTTCGGCATCCCGCATCCTACGAATTCCTCGGTAACAACTCCGTTGTTGTTCGTGGAATTCAGTACGAAACCTCCCTTTGACATCAGCTGCATGCTCCACCATTCGAAGCGTCCGCGCACACCATTGTACACGAAGTCCTGATCGGCGAAAGCAAGATCAAGAATCTCCTGAAGCTTGGCATCTCCTTTCACATCACGACTCAATTCCTGATACTCGTTCCATTCGCTTTCATTCATGCCGCGCTTGATGGCAGTCTTGGGGATATCTCCCGACATCTTCCCGATCACCTCGCGCTTTTTCTGCGGGGCAGAAGCGTCGTAGCTGATAACGTCAGCGATCACGGGAGCACCCTTCTCGCCGGTCAGTGTTTCCCATTTCAGGGATGATTTGCGTTTCAGACCGAAGAAGTTGGGGAAATACACCGGTTTCACATGACGTGAAATCAGGCGCGCTTCCATGTTCTTGCGGTTCACTTGCTTAATTAAACTTCTTTCCATTTTTCGATATTTTAAGCGTTAATATTCAATCCTTACACAAAGCGGATGTGAGGGATGGCGGCCTTCAGGTCGGCATCAATTGGATACGGCATCACCGATTCTCTCACACTTCCGCGAGCAAGCAATCCACTTGTCTGATTCGCAACGGTGGTATCCACCTTGTTCATCGTAATAGCTTCGGGGGTGTACTTGTATGCAGACTCATCTCCGTGGTATGCACCACCATCCATGGTTCCAATTGGGGCGGTAAGAACCGCGCCGGTCTGGCCACCATCCCATCCTGTTCCTCCTACTGCGGTCAAGGTGGTAAACACCATACCGGCAGCCGTCAATGCCCGCAATGCGGTCTGAATGGCAGCAGCATTGTTCTTGGAGGCTGTTTCGTTCGCCAGGGCAATCGTGATCTTCCCGTTGGCATAGGATACCGCGAGGTTATCATCTTCCGCCTGGGTCAATTCAACCACAACACCATTGAATGTTTCCACTCCAGATGCTGAAGGGCATGAGATGGTCAGCTTGTCGCTTGCATCACCTTCAACCGTTACAGTGGAAGCAGTATTCACACCAGAGGTGAGATACAGCATCGCGGTGGTAACAGAGAGAGAGGCTCCACCAACGAACGCAAGCGTATCGTACGTATCACCTACGGTGATCGAAGCGATCTCGACAGTGTTGGTGCCGTCAGAAACAGCATCACCCACTTTCAGGATGTGATTCTTTGCAATCTGGGGAGCTTCTACAGTTCCACCAACGATCGTAGCAGTCTTGATCACATGCCACAGACCATTGCTGTCCTTTCCGACAACACACAAAGGCGGTAATTCATCGACAATACCCTTCACGTCTGCACGCGCGATTGTCCCGCCACCGATGATATCCTCCAGGATCGTTTCAATTCCCGGTGAATATTGAAATTCAGATTCTTTTTTTCTAAACATACCGTTATATATTAAAAATTAAAGCGTTACAAACCCAAACTAACCACACCTACATCCTCGCCGTCACTCTTGGGGCCGTTCATGATCTTCGCCCACTCTTCAACTGACTTGTCTCCAGCAGCACCGCCAGATATTGGCTGATAACCTCCTGAAGCAACAGCTTCGTTCAGGAACGTCTGCTTGTCGTCGTTGAACTCATTCACGATCACATCAATCTCTGCATCGAGGTCATCCGCTTCCAGGTTGACGCGCTTGGCGTATTTCTCCAGGAACTTATCATCGATCTTGCCTTTAAGCTTCTGCTTAACGGTCTCAAGCGTGCTCGCATTTTTCTGCGAACTCAGAACGGTCTTGACCGATTCATTGAGGAGATCGATCGTCTTTTTCAGCTCTGCAATTTCTTTGTTCTCCACTGTTTCATCTTTTTTTTCAGGATCAGCAGGATCCTCAGTTGCGACCGGCTTGCCATCCTTCAGATTGTGTTTTTTCTCATACTCTTCGATGGCCTTCAGCTCTGCTTTTTTACCATCACCGGCGGCTTCCTCGATTGCCGGCAGGACATTTTCCTTGAAGCTTTTCACGGCAGCGATGATGTTCCCATCTTTCTCCTCTGTGATGCCAGAGATCTTCTCGATCCTCTCTGCATGCTTCTTGTCAACTCCCTGAACTCCGCACTGTGCTTTGATTAATTCTAAAATTGTCATACCAAACGCTTTTCGTTTAAAATATAACTGAACATCTTTTTTCTGTAAACGAAAAAAGCAGCCCTTTCGAACTGCTCTCTCTCGTTGCTGTTTTTTCAGATTCTCCCTTTCCGGATGGCTATTTCTCAAAAAAACGTGCGCAAAAAAACTAAGCCTGAATTATTACCAATTTAGTGCCTCTCTCACTTCTTCCGGCAGGTAGTCCTCTTTGTGATCTTCCGCCAGGTAGACAACCCCGTCGACGAATTGCACATCATCAATCGACGATACAAGCGGGTAATGTGGTTGACTCGCAAACATAACCTGTGTCTCTAGGTCGATCGTACCGTTATCCAAATTCTCTTCGAGGAAATAAAACAATTCTTCTACTGTCATACTTTTAATTGTTTGATGTTTAATTTTCACATGCTAAAGATCAGGCTTCAATAAGTCGGAGACAACAGATAAACAAAAAGATCGCGATTGATTTTATGTATCGATAAATTTACTATATTTGCATTGTCTAAATTTCAGAGGGCATATAAAATATTGCCCATTTATATATGGGCTTTTTTATGCTTATAAGTATTGCGTGTACCCTGTGCAGTTGTAGTAATGCGCTGCAAGTATCCTCTGGAACTTAGACAACAGGTAGTACACGCTCTTTTTTCATTGTCTAAAACAGAGGAATTATGAATGAAAATGAAATTTGGGTGGATATCCCAGGTCATGAAGGAGATTATCTTGTTAGTAATTTAGGTAACGTAAGATCTACAGAGCGCGTGCGATTCAGAAAATTAATTAACAGAAATGTAACCTATAAAGCTAAACCTATGAAATTACATCCTGATGCATGCGGTTATCTTCGTGTTATAGCCAATTAAGGCAAAAACGATACTG